ATCCAACCTGTCAGCCCACTGAACCAACGATTGTTCTCTGGAACTCTATTCTGGAAATCTGTCATCCAACCTGTCAGTCCACTGAACCAACGATTGTTCTCTGGAACTCTATTCTGGAAATCTGTCATCCAACCTGTCAATCCGCTGATCACTCTATCGGTAATTGAATCTTGTTTGCTTGTCAAATTTGCTACCAAATCAAGTTTTTTTGCATAGTCTGGAAGTGCATTTTTAGCACTCACAACATTTGCTGATGCACCTTGGATTGTCTTGTCTTTTTGGGTAAGCTCACTGGTATCAAGTGATCCTGCCTTTAAATTTACTTTGAATTCCTTATCAAACATGTCAGTTAAGGTATTGCTGATTCCTAGTGCAAATTTATCAGATTTTAAAGATTCAGTTACGCTATCCAGTGTATCTCTCAGCTCATCTGCAAGTGATTTCCAAACTCCGGTCAACTTAATCCCTTTAAGCTTTTGAATTAAGTTTTTTGTATTGGTTGTTGCAGATGAAGTATTATCTCTATAGCGTCCCATGGCCACTTGCAATTTATCTACAGTCTTTCCAGATGTCTCGACAGTTCCATTTAGTGATTCCATGCTTTCTTCCATTGTTCCGAATTGAGGATTCATTTCTCGCATGACTTGCCAGAGTGCTTCCTCGTCTTCTGTAAGATTCTGAAAGTCAATGGAACCATCTCTCACTTTTTGTAAAAACTTATCAAAAGTTTTTTCCCAGGTCTCGATTGTTCCACCGTATACATCCACTCTTGATAAGAGTCCATTTAATATATCAGCTTTCCATGAGACAGAATCATCTATAAATTTGGTTTTTAATTGCTCAAGAGCAACTACGGCATCGCCGTAAATCTTAGAAGCATCCTCTAACGCACTTGAAAATCCCTTTTGAATAGCTGCGTTTTTCTGCGTTTCAATAAGTTTTTCAAGTGTATCTTTTGTTCCTTGGTAAGCTGTCTGTATGCTTCCAATTTCCTTAGCAATATCTGGTGCGTACCTTGAAATTTGTTCGTAATAAAATTTGAACAAGGACTCATCCTGCGCTGATAAACTTCCATTTTTTTTAAATTTTTCATTGATTTCCCAAAATTTGTCCAGTGAATCCATCGCCGAATCAAAATTACTAAGCTCATCTTGTTTAAACTTTGGCCACTCAACATTCAGCTTCGAAATAGCTTTGTTAAGGTTATCAGCTATAGCGGTATACTTTGTGTCATTTCCCCCAAATATAAGCCCCCATGCTGCCTCAAATAATCCAAAAAACGTGTTGACAACTATATTTGCACTTGTTTTTAAGATTTCGCCCCAGTTGATGCCCTTAATGAAGTTGTTTATATCAACTCCAAGAGATCGCCAATTAAATGTTGCTGCAAACTCGTTAATTGCGGATAGTGCACCTTTAAATGCCTGACCTAGCGCTTTTCCTGCTTGGCTAAAATCAGTCTTAGCCAAAAAAGTATTTGCGGAATTTGCCAGTTCTGAGCCTATTCTTTTCCAATCAACCGTTACTGAGAAAGTCAGCAATGATGAAGTTGCTGTATTTATTCCATCGGATAGCATTGTGCCGATTGCTTGCCAATCTACCTTGTAAAATACGCT